AACACCAACACCAACACCAACACCAACACCAACACCAACACCAACACCAACACCAACACCAACACCAACACCAACATCTCTTACTTGTTTGACCCCGTCTACTGTTGTTTCAACTCTTGGAGGTAAATACTTATTTAACGGAGGAAACGATCCCAATGTACTGCTCGGATTGCATGACGGAGAATACGATCTTTTGAATGTTCCACAGCAACATCCAATCTTTTTGGAAGGTGAAAATAGTTCTGTTATTTATTTGACAGGTGGAACACTTGCTTCCGGTTCTTATGGAACTGGAAGATATGGTGATTTAAAACTTACTGTGCTTGGAGATTTCGGTACAGTAAGCTATAAGTGTATATATCATGGATACATGGGTGGGCAAGATAAACTGACCTACACAACCTCCTGTATCGGAACTGCTGCAAGTACAGCGCCAACGCCAGCACCAACGCCAACACCAACACCAACCCCAACCCAAAGTGATTACAAAATAAATGCAATTATTCAAGGACAATATGATAACACTGATGTACAAATTGTGAACAGTGCTGTAAATAAATGGAAAAGCATAATACTACAACCAATTGTATCAAATAATGCAACAGATGATTGGGATATGGAAATAACAGTTAAATTTGAAGAATTGGCACCAAATATTCTAGGTTCTGCAGGGCCAACTTATTATGTAAATTACGGGAATTATAAAATACCAATAAGTGGAGAAATAACTTTGAATACACTAAATTGGACAACACAAAAACAACAGATAAAGAGCGATGGAAATTCTGTAGCATATTTAACTTTGCTACATGAAATGGGACATGTTTTTGGTATTGGGACAATGTGGGGATTAAATAATTTGGTCACAAGTGATAATTTATGGTATATTGGACAAAATGCAGTTAATGAGTATAAACAAGTTGTTTATAACAAGTATGGAACTGATCCAAATTTGATAACACAAATTCCAGTTGAGGATGATGGCGGTGGTGGTACTGCTGGTGGACATCCAGAGGAGGGATTTGAGAATGGACAATCTCAGAATAACCGATATAATGATGGTATATTGCATCCAGGTTTGGAACACGAATTAATGACAGGTTGGGCAGAAAATTCCAACTCGGTTTCAGAACCATTTAGTAGAATAACAATTGCTATGTTAGAAGATATGGGGTTTTCTGTTAACTATTCAGTAGCAGATTCATACACTCTTTGAAGATTAATGGCTATTAAATCTTCATCAAAGCCTTAATTTTGTCTTTTTTTCTCTTAAACTTTGATCTGCCCACAACTTGATTTAATTTCAAAGCTGTATTTAACTGCTTACATTTTATCTTAGTAAAGGCTAAACCATATTTATATTCTTTATTCATTATTTCTATTCCTGTTGGTTTAGACAATACTAAATCATCACTATCATTGTATGAATTTATTTGGTGTATGTCAAATGTATCTATTTGATAAATTTCACATATACAACCACACGCATTTGAAACTCGATCAAATTTCCGTTCAAAGTTTTTTAATGTTTCCATGAATTCAAGCATTACTGCCTTTCGTAAAATCTTTTCTAAAATGTCATAATGAATAATGTTCCAATAATCTGTATATGTGTCTGGTTTGTAATTTGGTTTAGACAATCTAGCAACAATAAGTGGAATATTTCCTAGTAGCCACGGAAATTGCATCATTATAAATTGTTCATTGTAATTGTTTAAGTGGATTTATTGTGAAACTCAAACAATGCAGCAGAAGGGTCGTTTATCTTTGTCCAGCGAGGTTTCCAAAATTTTGTTATTGATGTCAATGATTCGGGGGGGTAATACACGTTATAAGTTTTCCTGTAAAACGCTTCTTCTTTTGTCATTGGTTTGCATATCCCTTCCTGATTTCGTATTTGTTTAAATTCTTCATCTGTTACCAATGTTTTAGTGTATTCTCTCAAATTATCAACCCAATTGTAACCTACTGCATCACTAAATGCATTCTTCTGCCTCCAAAGTACATCTTTTGGCAACATGTTGAAATCAAATGACTTCCTCAATATTTCCTTTTCAATTTTCTTTTCCGATGACATTTTTAAATTTGTGCCTATACACTTAACATAATTTACCAGTTCTTTATCAAAAAATGGCACTCGTAATTCAAGACCATGTGCTGCTGTACATCTATCTGCTCTTAGAGCATCAAACATATGCACTTCTTCAACTAGCCTGTTACATTCACGGTTAAACGAATCTGCATTTGGAGCATTTCTGGTATAAATATACCCTCCAAATAGTTCATCTGCCCCTTCCCCCGATAGTATTACTTTAATATCAGTTTTATCAGAAATATATTTACTTAATATCCACATTGGTACACTTGCTCGTACAGTGGTTGTATCAAAACTTTCAAGTATTCTAATCACTTCATCAATTGCATTGCAGCCTTCTTCAAAAGAGTATATAATCTCTGTATGTTCAGATCCAATAAACTCAGATACTTTACGAGCATATAAAAGATCCGGAGCATCAACACTCATTCCAATAGAAAAAGTCTTTATTGGATCTTCATTATATTTTGCTCCTATACTTGCAATTAAACTTGAGTCTAAACCACCAGATAATAGAAATCCAACAGGTCTATCACTCATCAACCTCTTACTAACAGAAGATTCTAAAATTGATGCCAGTATGTTTAATGAAAACAATGAAGTTACACGTGACGCATTGTCATATTTCCATAAATGTCCATCTTCAAAATAATAACCAGGCGGAAAATGTGTTATGTGTATTGGATTTAATTGAATTAATGCTTTTGCTTCACTTGCAAAGGCATATCCACCGTTCAATAAACGTGTCCAATATAATGGACGTATTCCAATTCTATCACGTGCAACTACAAATGACCCATCTGTTTTAACAATGCAAAACGCAAATACACCATCAATGGAATTGCAAATGTCATTCACTTCTATGTTAGAGTTAAACATATGAAGCAAAGGTTCGCAATCTGACGAACTTTGCAATTCATTTTTATATGGAGTAGATAACTTTTTATGGTTGTATATTTCACCATTGCATATTAATAAACTTTCATCTAACGAGAATGGCTGGTTTCCAAAATTACTTGTGTCATTTATAGATAGTCTATGAAATCCTAAAGAAAATGAGTTTTCTTTAAATAAAAACTGTGAATCGTCTGGTCCACGATGTTTAATTTTTTGAAATGCATCTAAGACTTCATCCTGAGAATAACCTTCTGTATTGCTAATAAAGAATATGCCGCACATATTTATTATTAATAATGTTATACTTTTAAATCAATTGTTAAGTTTTATCTTTGGGTGTTTAAATATTACATTTGCTTGACGACTTGTTAATGTACTTTCTGGTAAATTATCATCAGTAGAAGTAACCCAATGATCTTCATAATATGCTTTCCATCTCAAATTCATTTTATCCATTTTTTGTTTACATAATATACATGGGAGACTCGTACCAATAATCCCATCTCCCCGTATTCTTTCAATATTTATTTCACCATGATATCTATTTATCCAACTACATATTTTATAATCTCTAACACCTTTTTTTTTTGCTTGTTTAATTAAATTTTCAATTGCAGTTCTCTCTGCACATAATTTTGGATTATTCTGACATTCGTATCGCGACTTTATCAAGAACTACGTTCATAGTCACACGCATGATTATATTCTATATAATTCACATTTCTTTAAATCTTTTGTAAATTAGAATATTTTAGAGTTTCAACTTAGAATTATATAATAAATCCACATAAAGAATTGTTATGCGTATATTATAAGAAAAACAATACAACAAAACAATACAACAGTAACTAACCTAAAGAAACAGTTATATTGTATAATATCAAAATGGAACAAACTGATTACGACAATCAGCTCCTCGCTCTTTCGTACGACTCCAAGAAAAGTCTAATTCAAGCTATATGCAAGGATCTTGGCAAGGAAGACGCTGAAGCAGACCTTATTGAAAAATATCTCACCAAGCCTAAGACTGTCAAGCGTAAAGTTGATCCTAACAAGCCAAAGAAGGCACCGACTTCTTACATTCTGTTCTGCAATGAACAGCGCGAATCAGTCAAGAAGGCTAATCCTGACAAGAAGATGCCTGAAATCTTGAGGCTTCTTGGTCAGCAGTGGGGCGCATTGACTGACAAGAAGAAGGAGAAATATGTTGCAATGGCAGAAAAGGCTAAGAAGGCAAAGGCAGTAGAGATCGCTGCCTATGAAAAGTCTCTAAAGTAAATTACCCAAAAGTATTTTCTTTTCTTACTGAAATATATAAAAAACCATCATTATCTGTATCAATATTGTATAAGGAGCCAATTGTGCATGAATTTGCTGGTAATACTCCATTTACAAAAAAAAATAATCCTTCAAACATTTTGATAACTTCCTTGTTATTTTCTCTAAACGCACATACTAAACTTGAAAATTGTTTATCTTTATGAATTATATATTTGGTCTTTTTTGCCTCAATGTTTTGTGGCTCAAATATCACTGGAATTCTATCAATATACTTTCTCTTTAAATTCTGAGACAGTTCTTTACGTGTTTCAAATGATGTATTTTCTCGATACATCTTTTGATGCATACTTTTATTATTATATTTTTTATACTATAGACATGTCTCCTAATCAACCATTACTTCCTAATCAACCTTCAGTTCCTACTTACAAAAAATACATACCTTGGATTGCACCGGTTGTTGTTATTGTTATTTTAGTTGTTATATTATTCTCACGTCGTCGAAATAAACCAGAGACAACAACTGATAGACAAGAAGAAACTCTTAAAGATATTCTACCTGAAAAACTTGATTGCACAACTTGCGCAAAGAAAATGAATCCAAACTTCTTAATACCTGAAACAGAACTCTGTAATGACGATTATTCATCTCTTCCATGCACAGAACTTGATGAAATTGATGATGTTTGGAAACTTAGAAACGAAGATTGCTCTGGTGAAAATTGTGATTCTTATACAGGTTCATATATTTATGATGAATCCAATAACAAGCAATGTAAAATACCTAAAACTCATACAAATAAACTTGAAGAAGTAAGCGTTCAAAGAGGGAGATTATCTCAAAATGAATGGAGATACAAACAAGATTATCCTGATTTACAAAAACTAAAAGGTGATACTTATGTTGGGGAATGGAAATTTGAAAACTGTGGTCCTGCTGATTTCACATGCACCATGGATAATGGTATTGACTGCAATCAAAGAGTATGCAAACCAAACACAAATTCATGTGCATCTGAAACTGTTGGTGATCTCGATGGAATCTCGTTCAATAAAGACGGTTTTATAATTGACAATTAGTAACCTTTATACAATTTCTCGTTCAGCCAACATTGGTAAAATTCTACCTATTATAATATTGTGCCACCACTGGTTTCTCATAATTGGTTCTGCAACAAAAGGAAGTCTCTTGTATTGTTGTGATTCTATTAGAAATTTATTACGTAACGTGTTAGGTCTAAGCAATGATAACGAAAGTTTGTGATAGAATGTTTTGTCAATTTTGTATACAAATTTATTGAATATGTATGCTAAACGCAGTCTGTATGCGTAAGTAGTCAAATATATCCATGCGTGTTTTGTATGTTCTGCAAGAGCTTTGTTTCTCAATAAATTAATCAAATTAAATGCTAAAATATATATCGAATCATCAATATTACTGCTACACGTATACATTTTATGTGCATATTTTTTACTCAACTTGCTTAAATGTAATTTTTTCCTCCGTTGTGTATCGTTATAAGGATAACCACAAAGTTCGGCATACATCTTATGAGAATAGTAAAAGTAGAACAAATCAATACATGTTTTTTTTAATGATTTGTTACAAACTTTTGTCACACTCTTTAACATACCAAGTTCTCGAGAAAATTCTTTAACTCTGTACGGATCAATAATTATAACTTTCCACGTGTCTGAACATATATGCCTCATTATATTCCATACAAGGTCAGGATTGTCAAATACCTGTTCTACTGCCATTTCATTTATTTTAAATTTTTGTTTCTTTATGTGGAAAATAAAGTCACATAAAAAGTACGGTAATTATATAGTATAGAACAAAAAAATGAAGTTTATAAGCTGGAATGTTGCTGGAATCCGAGCAGTTTTAAAAAAACAGAATATAGACTTTTTGTTGGAAACAGATGTAGATGTGGTTTGTTTTCAAGAAACTAAGGCATTACCTGAACAAGTATCTGGAGAATTGTATGATAAATTAAAAGAGAAGTTCCCATATCAGTACTGGAACTATCCAAAAGAAAAGAAAGGATATTCTGGAACTGCAATTTGGTCAAAGAAGAAAGCAGATGTAGTTGTTAAAGATAATCCATTTCTAAATCAAGTTGATCAAGAAGGAAGGATTATTGCTGCATATTTTGGAGATATTTGCATAATTAATGTTTATACTCCAAATTCAAAGGCTGATCTTAGCAGATTGGATTATAGAGTTAACACTTGGGATCTTCAGTTTAGAAATTATGTGAACAGTTTAAAAGAAAGAAATGGCGGAAACATAATAGTTTGTGGCGATTTGAATGTAGCATACAAAAATATTGATATTCATAATCCGAAAAATAGAGAACACTTGGCTGGGTTCACTTTGGATGAAAGAGAAAGTTTTGGGAATCTAATATCAATTGGATTTACAGACTCGTTGAGATTGTTTCATATGCATGACAATACTAAATTCACATATTGGCCATATGTACAAAAAACAGCAAGATATAAAAATCATGGTTGGAGGATAGATTATTTTCTTTGTTCAACTGATATGATCCAAGCATTGAAATCAAGTGAAGTACTTAATCAAATATATGGATCAGACCATTGTCCTATATCTCTTGAAATATAAATTAATGTCCAAAGATTAATCAGAATTGTAAATTATTCTCGCAGAATCCGCATAAAGAACTAAATTTGAATAGAAAAAGAAAAACGCGCTCTGAGTAATAGCCAAAGACGAAAGATTTTTTGTAATGGAAAATTTAATCAAAGAATACCTTTCCGAATTTGATAAAACTTTCAATTTCTTAGAAAATGGTGATTTGAATTGTGACATAAAAGAAGTTTTTGACTTCTATCATATAAATATGTTATTAATATGCACAACTAATGGTCTTGTTAAAATGGATGAAATTAAAGTTGATACAACTAATGAACCAAATACAAGAAAGTTGTTGTACCAAGTGTTTGCAATTTGTTATATAACAAAGTTGAAACTTGCAGCAACTTTTTAAACAATAAGTAAAGATTTTAATACTCGATATGCAGCATTTTGTTCTGCCTGTTTCTTTGTTCCTGAAATTCCTTCAGCGACAAGTTTTCCTTTAATATATACTTGTAATGTGAATAGTTTACTATGATCTGGTCCCTTTGAGTAGGATGTTTTGTATTCTGGTAAATCATTAAATGTACTTTGAACAAACCTCATTAAAATATCTTTATAATTGGTGTCAATTACTAAATCGTTAAAATCAATATATTTTTCCATTGTGTTGATAATAAAATTACGAGCTTCAGAAAGACCAAGATCTAAATATATAGCTCCAATGATAGCTTCAAAAACATCCTCTAATATACGAGGATTGTGATTCCATTCTTGTTTCATTGCCTTTTCATTCATAATTACATAATCTTGGAAATTCAAACATTTTCCAAGATAACTTAAATTTTTACCACCTACCATCTTAGTTCGAATTCTAGTTAAAAATCCTTCGTTTTCATCTGGATATTTATTAAACAGATAATGTGCAATTACCATATTCAATACAGAGTCTCCAATAAATTCTAATCGTTCATTAGAAGCTGAATTCATATCTCTACAGGCAGATTTATGTATCATTGCATGCTTGTACAGATTTAAATCTTTAATATTTACATTTAAAACTCGTTTCAACTCATCTTTACTTAATTCCGTCATTTATTTAACTAAGATTTGTTTGTTTTAAATTACTTTACAACTATTTTGGGTTTTCTTTTCAATACACCTTCGTTTTGAATTTGAGAATTTATGGAATTTATTTCTTTTATGTAATGAGGTGCAAGATATTTTTGTAAATTAAAGTAAGTTAAGACCACATCTTCCGGTATATCAATAATTGTTCTCAAGTTCGAATCCAACACTATTTCTCTCTTATCCTTTCCATGCAACGAATTCTGATTAATGTATTGATTTATACATTTTGTAACGTCTGTTCGTGAGTACATTGTATCTTCAGAAACTTTTAAAAATTTACAAAGCTCTTTGGACATTTTTGTTGGTTTGGAAAATGAACAAACATGAGTATCATCTCCAAACCTGTTATTTAGTTTATTCAATTTTCTTATTATTGTTCTATTCTCCTTTTCTAGTTTCTTTAACTTCTGTAATATTTCAAATTCCATTATATTATTAATTTAAAGCCTTTTTGTTTTTAAGTTTGTAAAAATAATAAAGTATTATAATAGTATAACATGAAGAAATATACAATGGTCGGAAATGATGTTAGTGTTTATGCAATGTCTCCCGAAAAAGCAGTTGTAAGATTTTTAAAAGGAGAACATGCTCCTTTAAAACGGAGAGTTAGTTTCGTGGACTCTAAAATAATATATTCATTTAATGTGACAAAAGTGAAAACTACAAATAAAGAAAAACTGAAACATGGAATTAAATTTCTATATAAGTTAAAAATTAATTTGGTAAAAAAAGCACATAAAGAATTAAAACCAATGTAGTATACAAATGGAAACGTTTACTGAAGACTTTAGAGAATTGTGTAATATATGCATAGATGCAAGAAAAACTATTAAAAATCTAACACCTATATCTATATCAACAATGACAATAGTTTGTGAATTAAATGTTGATATTGATATCTCTGCTTTATCTTCAAAATTTATTAGTCCTAAATTTCCTCACTGTACGGTATCAAAGCCGAAAGGAAAACATGGTAAAAAGACGAACTTTTACAACTGCACTTCAATCATGTATGAAGACCATAGCAAAAAAAATATTAAAGTTTTCAAAAATGGCAAACTACAAATGACAGGTATTACATCAAAGTATGAATGTTTTAAAGTATGTGTTTTAGTTAAGAACATCTTAATCAACACACCAACTGTCATAAATAGTGAAATGACAATGAAAGATAATCCGGTTATGGAAATCTGCATGATAAATACCAACTTTTCAATAAACTGTGAAATTGATATCGAAAACACATTGCAAAAAGTACTGAAAAAGGAAGACTTCATAGAATATGCTAAATACGACCCTGATGTTTATCCTGGACTAAAAGTAAAATTCGTGCATTCCGATAATGTTAAAACAAGTATTTTTATATTTGCAACTGGAAGCATTGTGATTACTGGATCTAAGCGATTGAAATCTCATACAATTGAAGCATATTCATTTCTCATTGACACTTTCATAAGAAATTGGGATACTGTTACAAAAAACAAGCAAACGTCGAAAAAAAAAGAATTTATTTGCAATCATTATGGATATGATAAGAAAGATTTATTATCATATTTAAAATGTTAATTATAATAATGTCTCGTCCTGGAATGTCTGATGGTAGAGCGTTTACAAGTTACATCCCAAATTGTCAACTCAATAATAATATTCAAATCCAAAACAAAATAGTAAATAACAAAGACTACAGATCTTTTATACAACATAATGGTGATCAACTTATGAAAGATTTTTCCAAGTGAAAGCACATAAAGAATAATTATAGAACATCATTCAAAAATGGAAGAAGAAAAGAAAATTACGCCAGTTGAAAATGTTTATGTTCAGTTATCTCATATACTTTCTGTTTTAGAAATCTTTTGCAAAGAAAATGAAATGAAATTTAGTGAGCGTAGACGTGGTGTTTACATTCGTCCTGAAGATTTGGAAAAATTTAATTCTTTGAGAGACATTATAGAAAATCTTATTCAGGTTGATATGCCATTCATAACACAAAAACTTCACGAAGAAATCGTTGAAAGAAGCACCTACGAAGGTAAGTTCAAACAAACTATGTTTGTTCTTGAAAAATGTTACAATGATTACGTAAACAATGGGAGAAGTGATGCAATCCAAGCTATCACAGAAGGTTTAAGCGATCAAACTCTCTCACTTACATAATCATTAGAACATAAAGATATAACAATTATAACAATTATAACAATTGTAAATTTATAATGAAATTTACAAACCATGGATATGTTGTTAAAAAAACTGATTTAAATCCTAAACAAATACATAAATTGGTAAAAGATTTGACTGTACAACCTGTATCTGAAGGTAATTTTTCTTTTGCACAGAATGAGTTCTTTAAAATTTATCGAGAATCTGAAAAAACATTTAGAATTCCTCGTCATTATGGTCAACAACATTTTGGAATACCTAGGCTCAAGATTTCTGACGGTGTAACTATCGATATCCCTTTCACAGGCACTTTAAAAGAAGAAACAAAACAACCCCAGGCCTGTGCTGCTACTATAAAAGCTTTACAATCTATAGGTGGTGGAGTTTTAAACTTAAGTGCTGGCTTTGGTAAAACCACTTGTGCCTTATATGTCGTGAGTCAAATGAAAGTAAAAACGCTTATTGTTGTTCATAAAGAGTTTCTTATGAATCAATGGAGAGAACGAATTCAGCAATTCCTCCCTTCCGCTAAAATTGGACTTATCCGACAAGATAAAATTGATGTTGCTGGAAAAGATATTGTCCTTTCAATGCTGCAATCATTAGCAATGAAAGAATACGATCCCATTATTTTTGAAGGTTTTGGCTTAACTATAATTGATGAAACTCACCATATTTGTTCTAGAGTCTTCTCTCAAGCCTTGCTTAATAACTCCACTAAATACATGTTAGGTTTATCTGCAACTCCAGAAAGAAAAGATGGATTAACTAAAGTCCTGTATTGGTTTTTAGGAGAAATATGTTTTACTGCAATGAGAGAAAATCAAACAAATGTAAACGTTGAAGTTATACCATTTATGTGTGATGAATACTTGATAGATCCTCCAACTAATGTAGCTGGAAATGTATCAACTCCAATTGTTATTTCAAACCTATGTGAAATTGAAACTCGTAATGAGGTTATTATGAATAAAATTAAAGAAAAATTACCTGAAGGACGAAAAATTATTATTCTTTCTGATCGCAGAAAACACTGTGAGTATCTTTTTGAAAGGTGTAAAGCAGAGTTATCTGAGTATTCGTCTGGTTTGTATATGGGAGGTATGAAACAAGATCAGTTAACTGAAAGTGAAAAGTGTGATGCAATATTTGCTACCTTTAGTCAAGCACATGAAGGTTTAGACATTCCTGCGTTAGATACATGTATACTTGCAAGTCCAAAGACTGACGTTAATCAAGCAACTGGAAGAATATTGAGAGAAACTGTTGGTAAAAAGAATGACCCATGTATAATTGATATATGGGATCGTTATTCTGTACTTAATGGACAATACAAAAAAAGACTTGCGTTTTATAAAAAATCTGGGTTTCATGTTCCTCAAACTAAGAAAGCAAATAAAAAGAAAGATGTTGAAATTCCATATCTATTTGTTGAGGATTAAAACAAATGTTAAAACAAAGTGAAAGTTTGTTTCCAATGGGAAAATCTGAAGTTCGTCTTTTAGAAATTGAACTAGACATTCCTGTCCCACAATCTTATTTGTAGATTTTGTAATAATTCTTTTCTAGTTGAATCTTTGAAAGAAGAGAAACCTGTGCCTCAAAACATAACAAATATAATTAACAATAATACGCAAAATAATATATCATTTCTAAATTTATTTTAAAATTGATCCGGATTTTGAAAATTATATCATTTTCTAATTTGTTTTTAAACATTATTCTTACTTAATCCGGGTTGAGGAGATGCTTCACGTGAGGTGTACGGTGTTTTAGCTGGTGATGGCGGTGGCGTGTTGTTTGGTTTAGGGCGTTTCACATTTCTTGGTAGATTGAAAGACGCCTTGGATTTATGTTTAGAGTTCATGTAATTGGTTATTTTTTTTTGAATTTCTTTGAATCTATTAGGATTGACATTGCTAGATTGTTGAACCACATTTCTTTGTGAATAACTATGTAATTTCTTTACACTTGAATTAAATACTTTCATATGCTTTAAAGAATTTTCATTAATTCCTGTCAGTGGGTAAATTTGAGGTTGTGGGTAATTCTTTGTAAAACTAGGGTTTGTATATATTATTCCTCCATTAATCGGGGTAGGTCTGCTTTTTTGATTTATTTGCTTTCCTAAGTAAATTATTTTTGACTCTAAATTTTTGCCAATCATTTTACTATTTGTTAACCTTAAGGTTTTCCCATCACCTTTTGTTTGACCTATCAAAAACCCCTTTATGTCTGATCTGGCCTTATTATCAATTTCAGTTGACAAAACCGCCATAGGGTCATCATTCAAAAAGATGATAGCAGATGGAGCTATATTGATGATACCGTTTTCTCTTTCATCATGGGATACTATTAATACACGTTGAGGTTTGTAAGCATTATTAATAAATATTGGAAGAAAAGCGGGAATAGCAAGGATTACATTTGATGGTCTAGTTGATTGGTAACTATTGGAATTATTGTAATTATCAATGTTGACCTCGAAATTAGTGTTTATTAATTTATTCAAACCATTTATCATGGCTTTCCAGTAGATTTGAGGTTTTTCTCGGAAGTACTTTACATAATCAAGGACACGGTTTTTTATTTCATCACGTTTGTTGTAAACATCCATGTTGATGAACTCAAGGTTACTGTTACTACTTTGTGCAATACAAGGCGAACCAATAGCAAACAATATTCTTTGAAAGAGTTTATCTCCGGTCCAAATTGGAATCTTGTAAAATTTTGACTCGATACCTTGAAAGAAATCACCAATATGTTTTTGTAAAAGAAGTGAAAAGATTTTGTCAATAGATTCTTTGTGAGAACCATCTAAGTCAATATTTGAAATGATTTTAGACATGACTGACTTCTTGGTCATTTCAGTATTTCTCCCAGTTTTAAATTCCCACTCAACACCTTTGTCGCCATTCATTTTATATGCAACTACTTTAAATTTCTTAGGTTGTCGTTCTTCAATTTCAACTGTTATATCATAGACAGGCTTGTTCTTTGAATCTAATACTTTATACTTAACAGTTTTATTTTTACTTGTATTAAGAGATTCTTTATGATTAATCAATTGTGCTTGGTGAGATGGGTCAGCTTTTGTTGATGTCATGAATATTGAGTGAATAGTGTTTTGTTTGTTAACAAGGCATGAATCTAAGTTTTCAGAACATAACTGAATTCTACTTAGAAATTCTTGGACAGCGCCATTCCCTAAATTTTGATTTAACATAAAAAACTTTTTATTTTTATTATTATTATTCATTACAATATTTTTATAAGAAATGTTTTGTTGATAGATTGTCATTATGGCATAGATAATCATAAATTTGATTTTTTTCCTATATGCATCAGTGGGGGTGGTATTAAAATTAAATATTTTGTTCAAGATCTTTTCAATACTAACTCTATTTTTGCTTTGTGAAAACCCAATAAATTTGTCCAAATAATTTAAATGATATTTTACTTTACGATTAAGATTTGCGTTGGTAAAAGGTTTGCTCAAATAGTTTCCATTTACCAATCTTTCTTCCATTTCTTTCAGAAAGCGTTTTTTAAAAGCAATGTCTGGTTTTTCGACTTTAACATCTGAAATGTCATGCTTGAAGTCATAAAATCTGCATACCGATAATGTTTCAATATCACAATTCAAATTTACAATACGGGCCTTGTTCGCATTTACAGTACGGATATTGTTCGCTGCCATTCAATAAAATATAAAACATTTTAAAAATCCTCTCAAACAACCTATACACTTATTTTAAAAAATAAGTGATAAAGTCACATATAAAACTTCACAATAATGAATCCTTCATGCAAAGAAGAAATTCTGACAAAGGTGGAAACTGACAGAATCAAATTTGAGAATGAAATGAGAAAGTAATGCCGGGACAAAACCATAAAGTTCAATTTAAAGAAAATGTAAAATTTAATTTTAAAACCTGGCTGCAAAATATAAAATAAATTTGGGCTTCAATTCTTGAAAAAAAAGTTTTTTTGAATTCCAAACTCGTTTTACTTCGGCTCTCTCTCCCTAACCATTTTTGCGGTTAATTTGGTTAGTATTTATTTACATATAATGTCTTTACACTTCTCAGTATATTATATACTCTATATGTTCTACTTCATTTAGTATATTATTATTCTTTCTTTATTAACCAAAATTAACCAAAAATTAACCAAAAAAGATATAAAGAAATAAAAATGTTTATTATTATAAGATTATGATAGAATGTGAAATTTGTAAAAAGGTATTTACATTTCCATCAAGATTGGAACGTCATAAGAATGGAAAGTTTCCATGCAAACCCTGTGGACAAGATACCTCTTTACAAGGGCAAATATCCTCAGCAAAAAGACAAGATACCTCAGCAAAAAGACAAGATACCTCTTTCAAAGGACAAAATACCTCAGGAGAATGGCAAAATACCTCTTCAAAAATGAATAATACTAAATGCCAGTTTTGTGAAAAGGAGTTCAAAAGTAAATTGAAAAGGCATGAGAATTCGTGCCCATATGGGAAAGATGAAGTCAGACTTTTAGAAATACAATTGGGAATTCCTTTCAAAGAATGTGATAAATTAACGTGTAGATATTGCGATGAAAGGTTCACAAGAATAGATAACTTGAGCAGACATGAGCAAACATGCGTAAAGAAGCAAATTTATTTAGCAACTTTGGAAGGTCAAAGGATTTCTAAAGAAACAGGAAGACCAGTGAACGTAAATGTAAGTATAACAAATAACATAAATGAGATAAATAATGATAACAGGAGTATAAATAATAACGATAACAGGAGTATAAATAATAACGATAACAGGAGTATAAATACGATCCAAAACAATGGGATTCAATTGAGGAAATTTGGAGAGGAAGATACATCTTACATAACAAAGGGAACAATATTCAATGCGATGAAGAAAGGGGTTGATGTTGGGTTTAGTAGAATAATTGGAGAAATACATTGTAATGAGAGTCATCCAGAAAATCAGAATTTAAAGTTGACAAATATTCGTTCAGCAGTGATGGATGTGTTTAATGGACATGAATTTGAGAAACAACCAGTGGATCAAGTAATTGCAGCTGTGTTGAAGAAAACAACAGATTTGATGTTTGAACATTATTTTGATAATGAAAACTATTACGACTCAAATATGTTTGTAAGAAGTTCATTTAACAAGTTAGATTCACTAGACAATAATGACCCAAAGGATATGAAGCCATATAAACAAAGGGCAAAATGCAGATTGTATAATAATTCAAATAAAATAAAAATCAATGTTTAAAGATTACACAGCGAAGTAACAATTAAAGGTCAGAACCCTAATTCAATTTGTGAAACCCACATAAAGAATAAAAAACAATTCATGAAAAAGTCACTCTGAAAAATTGAGGCGATAATTTTGAATTGTGTAACACCCTAATGTATCCTTTATGCAAAGAAGAGATATTGGAAAAAGTGCAAAAAGACAGAATAAAATTTGAAGGTATTCTAGATATATTTCCAGAAAAAGAAAATATATTTAGAGCACTTGAATTGTGTCCATTTGATCAAGTTAAAGTTGTTATAATTGGACAAGATCCATATTTTAACAAAGGACAAGCAAATGGACTTTGTTTTTCAGTCTCAGAAGGAATGAAACTTCCACCATCTTTGAGAAACATATTCAAGGAATTAGAGGACGACATAGGAATCAAAAGAAGTAAGACGGACTTGTCTGATTGGGCAGAGAATGGAGTATTGTTAATGAATAGTGTATTGACGGTTAGAGAAGGTACGGCAAACTCACATAAAGGCTGGGGTTGGGAAGAATACACATCAAGTGTTATAAATGCATTGAATGAAAGTAAAGAAGGGTTGGTTTTCATGTTATGGGGAAATTATGCAAAGAACGTAGGGAAGAATATTTCACGAGAGAAACATCTCGTTTTAGAAGCAAATCATCCCTCTCCGTTGAGTGCGAACAGAGGAGGTTGGTTTGGTTGTAAACATTTTTCAAAAGCAAGTTCATATTTAGGAGAAAATTTGTTTATTTAACTAAAAATGGAATTATGTGAAGATGTTTGGAATTACATATGGAAAATCTATTATTCCAATAATGTAGTCCCTTTAATACTAGAGCAACACTACAAAATTATAAATAAATGTTCATTTTTTCACTATCTTAAAGCGTGGGATTTGTAATTTTTCCATATACTTTTGAGAATTCAATATGTACATCAGGACTAATAAATTTCAATACATTTGCAGCATCTTTTTTATATACATCATCAGTTAAATCATCCGATGACCATTCAATAAAAGTATAATTTTCAGTAGCAAAATCATATTTACCAATAAGATCAGATGCATCTTGAATTGAAGTTCCACTAAGATTAAAATCATTTAGTGTTGTAAGTATTTCACCTATAATAGGTTGTACAAATTTACTATGAACATCTGCTTTGCTTGCAGTTGCATTACTTTCTGCCCATGTTTGTGTTTTAGCATCATCAAATAAATCAAAATTCAATAAATCATCAAGCATCTTCCGGATCTTGTGTTTTACTTGTATTTCGTCATCGTTGGCGTTTGAATAAGCCTCTTCATTCTCATAATTTAATGCTGAATAGCATTTCCCTTGAACATATCCTGATATGTCAGTTATAATGTCACCTATCCCGTCTTTTTGATAATAAGTTGCACCAAGAGTATTATTCTGACATACTTGTGTGCTAACTATATTTCCGTCATCGCATGAGTATTTATCAGTATCGCTATCATAATTAATTTCATAATAATTTTCCTCTACTTTTTTGTCAGTTGTACAACCAACACATGAATACCTTTCATTAACTTTAATCACCAAATCAGATGTACAATCTTCTTCTTCATCAGCGACTAGTTGCTCGCAACTTTGTTCATCATGAGCGACATAGTTTTCAAAGTCGACAGTTCCGCCATTTTCACATGTATTAGATAGTTCGTAAATAGTATCACGAGTACAAGTATATGTTCCACTATTAGTACTGTCTTCTTTGATTGTGTTAATTGCTTTTCCATTTTTCTTAATTGTTACATCTTCATTGCATTCAAAATGAAGTACTATGGACTCACTATCTGGACTGTTAACTATGATTTCAGATTTGCCACGGAAATTAATAGTGAATGGAATTTTAACACCTTCATCTGGAGTTGTAACTGCTTCAGCATCAGCGTAAGACAAAACTAAAAAGTTATCATCTTGAAGTTTTTGTAATTTTTCATCTGCGTCAAATGCATAATCTATATCTATATCTTTGTACACAATGTGACCGTTAATAAAATTCTTTTTATTTTGATGTTTATCAAAAAAGAAATATCCTAAGCCAACACATATGGCTAGAACTAAAATTACGGTAAATATTACCAAATTGTTCTTAAGTTTTTTCAATTTTTGAGATTGTTGATACATTATTATATTGAATATTTTAATCTATATAAATTGTATCCATATTGCTGATTTTTACATGAACTAACGATTCAATAAAACGTCTAATTTGAAGTAATTCATAGGAAGGGAAGTATTTTTGAATATCTTCAAGATATATGTCATAACTTGGATCTTCTTTGTTTAGATCGTTCAATTCATTAATTGCACTTATGACTCTACTTTTCTTTAATCTTGCAGTTTTTGGAATAATAGGAATACTATAATTAACAATAAGCACATCGTCATTTTCAATCTCCTCATAAATTTTATCATTACTTACAATTATAACCTTATAACCTGAATTAACAGATTTTCCAGAATTGTAAATAATTTGAGCATCTGTAGCATCTTTGTTTTTAGTTTCACAACAAATAACAGTGAGTTCGAGATTTCTTTTAGATTTGTACTTAAATATGATATTAGATTGGCAAACAAGGAATGTTTTGTTATCTTCTTCCCTTACAATAGCTTTAATTTTTGAATATATATCTTCAAAATACTTTTCTAAAGATATATTGTCTCCATCAATGTATATATGATACATAGTTATAAATAGACTAAACAGTAAGACTTTAAATTTTTTTTAAATTAATGTAGTTTATTCTAAATTCAATTATAATGAAAAGGAAGCGTAATGCGAGCAACAGACTGAATAAATTGTGCGTTAAAAAACTCAAATCTGATGAAAAAGTAGAAAAGACACCGTGGCTATCAAGAACAAGTAAACAAATATATAAAGGAGAGAAAGGAGGATTTTTCGTATTAAGATCAGATGGCCGGAGGGATTATAAGCAAACAGAACCTTATTACACTGTGAATGGAAACCCATTAAGCTTCCCTAACATGTACATAATTGAAGGAATAAAAGAAAAAATCTTTAAAAATCCGAGAATATAATATTTGTATATGTAAATGGACATGCAAATGGTACCATATGTCAAACCAGCAAATGCAAATGTCAAGAAGATCAAGATGACAAAGAAAGTTTACAATAAGGGGTCAAACATTGTACAAAAAGGAAGTGATCTCGCAAAAAGAGGCATACGAAAGGTTAAAAAACAAGTACAAAAAGGTAGATTGCAATATATTAGTAAGACGGATGTAAATAAACTAAAACAAAAGTATGTTGCAAAATTGAAAGAAATTAAAAAAGCAAAAGAAGAATTAGGAAAGCTTTTACACAAAAAACAAAAGAAGGTGCAAACAAAAACAAATAAGAAGCGTAATCAACTTTCAAAGAATATAAAAAATATTAATAGTAGAATTTCAAAAGTGAACTAATCACGGAAAAGATCTTGATTATCGCGATTAAAAAATTCGTTAATTTTTTTCGTATGAAATGTCAAATCTTTTATAGATTTTGTGATGTTGTTCAAAGGTCCTCTCATAATTAAGGCCGCTGTAACAACAGAAATTCCAAGGAAGTACATAACATTGAAATTAATAATTTCTTAAAATATAAACTTATACATATATTGAGAAATCATTTGCTAAATCTGTATACATTTTTTCAAAAAACGCTTGATCGGGAAGAAGTTCCATCTTGCAATGAGCGTATGAACATTTTGAACCAAATGGACAACTTTTATATTTCATAAAGAATTTGCACATTTTTGTTTTGTATCTGAAAGGGCGTACGTTCGGCGGCGGCGCTGGTGCTGAATTCAATAGGTATTCAAAAGGGTTTGCTTTTGAACTCTTACATTCTGTTGTTGTATTTCTTTGAATTATAACTATTTTATCTTGTTCAACTAGTTCGTCGTCACCGTGGGCAAAAGCACAATTTTTGCCAAATTTACAAAATCGATTATTTGTATAGTGCCAACAGAGCTTTGTTTTATAATTTTTTTGTAATTGTTTTGGAAGGTTATCCATAATCCTATTTGTATCACTCGTCATTGCTTTATGTGTTTTTAATTTCGAATATTTAACCATATTATGGTGTGTTGTTTAAGTGGAGTTATAATTTTAAATAATTTAATTAATTACGGAAAATGCACATAAAGGAATAAATAATATTGTATAAAAATGGAGGATATATGCTTCTATGAATATGTACTAAAAGTTCTTAATAAAAATATACCAAAAACAAAAGAAAATGTCAAAAAGTTTCCTTACAAAGGAGGTGAAATTTCTAAGATAGATTTTGAGATTGATAACGCATATTCTATGAAACTCGAAGATGCTGCAAACTATTATAATATAAAATTAGGAAAGTTCAAAATAAAAATAAGAGCGATGGGAATAAGGAGATGGCCAAACAGGAAATACGCATGCGCACAAAACCTAAAAAATATGATATTGGAGTATGAAAATAAAACAAGTTCCTGTTACGAATGTGACAAAACTGAACTTGATAACTATATCAAACAATTATATCAAATTGCAAATAAAAAATATCCAAAATCATTCAAAAATATGTATAGCAAATTTCATAAATTGAATAAAAATTACACTAATTGAAAGTTTCTATATTTGTACGATGTGATTCCCACGCATTATGTAAATCTGTTTGTAATTTTGCCAAATATTCTTCATCAAATGAAACAACATGGTCTTTTTCTTGATCATTGTATCTTTCTCTTAGAATCCACGAAGTCAAATTGCTCATTTTCATGTACCAGGTACATTGTACCTTTTCAAATTCTTTAACACCTAAAAATCTATTCAATCTTGTTTTAATCTCCATTCCTGAGTCAACATCAAATCTTCCACCAATTTTATATTCTTGGTTGTTTATAGAAAAACTGTAATAATTCATGTTATTTGTTTTTTGAAATTTGTCTCTATTTATAATTTGTTCTTCTACTATATTCCCTCTTTTAACACCTATACTTGCTTCAGCGTTTAATTTAATTTGAGATGTTGGCAAAGTATTAATGAATGCATTCCGAGCTTGAAGATAATCTTTGTCATTTTCATGATGGCAAATTTTATCTTCAAGTTTGTTTAAATCTTCTTCTAAATCTGAACCAGAACAAGAACCAGATACTTGTTTTATGCTGTTAGATATTTGTTCAATTTCTTCAGGTTGGAGATCATCTATGTATCTTTTTTCTTGTATGGGTTGATATTTATTTAATATACTATAAATCTTTTCTTGTTTAGCCCAATAAAACCCATATCCACTTCCTAAAATTGATGGTGTATCGGAAGCATTTATATATCTAGCCATTTTAGAGATAACATCCTTATATCTTTAAATTATTTTCTTGTCCAAGCTGATCCTTTGAATATAGACGTCATTCTTTTTGACCTTTTTCCTTTTGTAGGAATCTGAACCCATTTACTACCCTTCTTACTTTGTTTAAGCATCCATTGTCTACCATCTTTACCAGTTCTAATACTACCTAGTTTAAGATTTATTTTTTTGTTTATTGGAGTTATTTTAACATTAGGATTTCCTTTTGTGGGTTGGAATTTATAGATACTTATTGCATTCTTGTCATTTTCTACTATTGTTCCATGATACTGGCAAGGGTAAAATAATGTTGTATTTGTTTTATTACGTATTGCTTGTAATATTTGCCGAATGTTACAAATTCTCATTAGAATAGTTGGTTCTTTATTTCTTTTAGGGATTGTATATATTTGATTGTTTCCCCAAGTTACCATATATTATAGTTTTAAAATTTTTCACTTAAAGAAGTAGTATACATAGTTTAAATAAGAATGAAATACAGTGATCCTAATTCTTTTGTGTTTTTACAAGAATGTATGATAAATGGAGAGAAATGGGGTAGTGGGATAATAATATTGCCAAGAAAGAAGTTATATATATCATTTAATAAAGAAAATGAACATTTTCATATTGAATCAGATATATTTCCGATGGATAAATATGTGAGTTGTAAATCAATCGTAGATTGCTCATCTCAACAAGAAGCTCATAGAATGTTACTCAAATATGGTAAGTAACACCTAATATCCTGCTCTAGGTACTCTAAAACCACCTGTTTTATATGGTATGTCGTACTTAACATGGAGCCAATCATAGCCCCCGTTGTTTGGCTTGGCTTTTGCCTTTGGTTTGGCTTTTGCCTTTGGTTTGGGTTTTGCCTTTGGCTTGGCTTTTGCCTTTGGCTTGGCTTTTGCCTTTGGCT